GGGCGGCGATGCTTTTATAAATATCAAATATCTTCTTTTATCTCAACTTCCTTGCTATCTTCTTTGCATTTACATTGTGATAGAAAATCCTCGATTTCTCTACGAAATCTCAAAAAATATGAATTTCTATGTCCAGAAGGAACTGCGTCAGTTAAATTTTTATACCAAAGTGATTTCAGTTTTCTCACTTCAGCACATGTAAAAGTACGCGCTCCCATCACTGGACATAGACAACGGATGTTGCAAGTCACATTCTTAACTTAGCCTTCAATTCTTGCATCTTAGCATAGGCATTTTTCTGACCAGCAGGACTAAAGTCCCCTGTTCCAGTATTATACGGAGCTGTTCCCGTGCCCGATGGTTGATAGTAGGGACTGCGTCTATTGGCATCAATCTTTTCCTGGATAGATGGCCCCTTAACTTCTGGCTTATCAATCCCCAATGTCTTGATGTTTTGATATACTAAACGCTGTCTTTCAAACCCTTCAGGCATTCTAAGAATAGATTCAGCTAGCTGAGGAGCTTTCTGCGCAAATTTTTCTGCATGTTGCAATACATCATAAAAATCAGGGTTTTGCTCTAGCCAAAGTTCTTGCTTAACTTCATCTTTAGCCTTTTGTTTAGCCAATTCCATTGCCTTTTGAATTTCACTCTGTGTGCTCTGGCCAAATTTATTAAGCGTTTTGTTTAATCTTTTGTGGTCCACATATGGTTCTGAATCGTCTTCATCTTCAACAGCCGGCGCTGCCTTATTTTCCTGCAATTTCTTTTCAAGTTCAGCCAATTTTTCTTCTCTTTCCTTGAGCATTCTTTGGTACATCTGTTCTTGTTTTCGAAAGTTCAATTCCTTGGAATTGTCTTTTTGATCGTTATTTAAAATTTGAGCTTGATTTTCTGTGGGAGCTGTCATAAAAGGAAATCCTTTGTCCGTGACGCTGGACTGCGTGTTATGGATTCAATGCAATTAAAGTTTAAACACAATTTAAAAGGCAAGCAATGAAAATAAATCGTCTTGAAGCTCATGACCGTTTACTTCACTTTAAGAAAGATCAGGCCCTAAACATATTCCAAGGGGCTGAAGACTGCTTAAAGAAAAATCGTCTTTCAATAGGTTTACAACAATATTCACCATACATTTACTTATTTGCCCATCCACGCACTTCTGAAGATGGTGTCACAAAACGAATGATCTGGCAAGCACGCCTGACAAAGCCTTGTGCACAAACAAATTCGTATTTGTTCCGAGCAACATCAAATACAGACTTAATCGAGGTTTGCTGGTTGCTGCCTCCCAAAGAAACTTGGGACCAATACAAAAAGGGAAACGTCACCGAGCATGAGATGGTATTATGGAGCATCGACATGTTCACAAACCATCGCGCCGAATTAGAATCAATTGATACCAATGATGTCTCTGATGAAGCTGCGAGAAATATCTATATAAAAGTGGCAAAAGAAATTGATGAGGAAAACACCTTTGTTAAGCTAGCCCCTTTGGAGGGGTCTTTAGCTTGCTAGGGGAAACTGGATTCATGCCCACACCAGAACGCATTTTTCCGACTTTTGCCTTAATGCCTGTGCCATAAGAATCACCCATGCCATAAGCAGTATTGGCAGTATGCGCGAATCTATTTTTCTTCGGTTTCTTCGGGAAATTTCGGTTGAACATTCCGGCTTGCTGTGCTTGCGCCATTGACTTTCTCGATTTTAGACATTATTTCGTAACACTTCAAACGCTCATTGTAGATAAATTCCACATCGCCAAGTCTGATATTTCTCAGACCATAGTCATTAGCGATTCTAAAAACACGTCGAATCAAATCTTTCAAATATGCCCCTGAGAATAACTCACAAGGCGTTTTCCCAAGATCAAGAAAGAATGGTTTTTCAATATCTAGACTCATTAGCCAACTTCATCAACTTCAAGAGTATTAACTCGTCCAGCAGGAATCACTCCCCCACTCTTCTCAACTCCCATTATCCCTACTGGGTTTTTATACCCTACACCGTAGTGAGTGCCGGCATTGACAAAGCATGAAGATCTTTGATCGTATTGTGGGCAAGTAAAATCCCATGGAGATTTTTTCCCATCTTTTGGCTTATCTTCGGGTTTTTGCTTCTTAATCTTTATCGGATCATTAAATCCTGTCTTCATTTTCCACCTATATTATTTGGGTTCCAACCACGACGAGTCACCCAAAACCTATCGTGTTTCCAAGGAGAATCTATTATTAGTTTCTATTCAATGGTCTACGATCATGGGCTTTGGCTTTCTTCACACCCATTTCTTGCTGAGATTTAATCTTATCGGTTGTGTCTTCATAATCGCTAAGATGTCCTGCATGTCCATCGGAAGACTCTGCTTTATTGTGAACGCCTTTTGGAAATACGGATTCTTTTCCGCCTTTTCCTGCCCAAAATCCATGATCATCTATTCTTTTTCCACCTGACATATTAACCTACTCTTTGTTGAGGCATCCCTGCCTGTTGTTGACTATTGCCCATTATACTCATTAAAAAATTGTTGGAAAGCGCTGTATTTTTAGCATCCGCTTTTTCTAAATTTTCTTTCCTTTCTTGCTGATAATCAAAGCTTTCAATTTCAGACATTTTAAGCATGGTTTCAATCTCACCATACTTCGCAATGACATCGATAAGTTTTTCTAGGGCCTCCATCTTGGCTTTTGTTGCCATTGCTCTATTTTGCGTGATTTCGGAAAGACGCTCTTCGAACAATCCGATATCAGCCTCAGCACGACCATGGCGCTCACGAGCAGTAGCAATATTGGCAGTAGCTCGGCTATACATTTCCTTAATCTTCGCATCTTCTGCCGCATGTTTAACCAATGATTCCTCTTGCTGCATTTGCTGCATTTGCTGTTCTTGCTGTTCCAAGATAGATATGATTTCAGCTTTCCCGGTGATATTAAGCTTAGGAATAATCTGAGAGGGACTAAATACCTCACGCTGGAATGCAGCATTGATATCCATCATCTGCTGAGCTTGTAAATTCTGCTGCGTCGGCGTTAAATCTGACTCCTCAACAATAGTCTGGTAGTTGCTAAATATTTTGCTATAGAAAAATGGAGAAGGCTCTTCACCTATGTACAGCTGAACTTTTGATTCATTCCAATTGTTGAGACATACTTTAAGAAGCCTATCTCCAAGCAGTTTATCGGCAAAATCCCACTGATCGAAGTACTTCTGGAACACCATGAGATTAGCAGCCTGCTTAAGCAACACTGTGAGACTACTTACCTGCTTATCTTGTTGCCCGGACCAGTTTTCAATATTGATCCCAGAAGTCTCATACATTAAGCTTCGCATCTGATCTGCTAGCGCTAAATCGCTCTCTGGTACTGCTGAGGGAATGATTTTCTCAACATCGGACATTTCATATCCTTCGTTGATAATGACATCCCATCCTTGTCCAGATTTCTTCAAGTTGTCTTCATTAGCAACAGCGCCAGATTTACGCTTCCAACCGGCGTTAATAGTTGCGGCTGCAATATCATTATTGGTAATGACTTTGTAGTTAAATAGAAACTGAGGGTCGCGCATGGTGCGCACAAGACTTCTAACACGTAGATCATAGTAGTTTATATGCGGTTCATAGTTCCAAAAATACGGAACAAAAGGACATTCATCAAACCCAAGTGGGTTGTCTCCTTGATACATCAGCTGATCGTTAAGAACAGTTGCCAATTTCCAAGTGGGAACTTCGACGGTCACTTCTTCTAAATCAGGAATGTTATACAAAATCGCTTCCACGTCAGCATCTGCGGCCATATCATAGAATTGATTCTTTATTTTGCTATACAGCCTCTTTCTTTTCTTTTTCCATCGATACCATACATAGCTCAATACCATCAGATCATTGCGAGCCATGTTGTAATTTTCCGGGAGGAAGTAGAATGAACCATAACGCTGCGGAGTTCCAGCCATTGGAGCAATCTGCTCAATCTTATCCGGGAATCTGTTTTCAGCTTCTTTCTTGCTAATGTATTCCTGACACCACACAAACTGACAATCGCTCATATCAGGACTTCTAAAATATGGATCGACTAGGAAGCTATTGTATTCCCAGATTTTTAATTTCAATTCCCCTTGTGCAGGATCATTTCCAGTATAATCTAGATAGGGTTGTGCAAGGCATAATCCCGCAACAGCGGCAAGTTCTTTAGCTTTACTCTTTTGTTCATGAATGCAACCGGCGTTGGCAACATGCGTAATGAGCTTCGTATATTGATCGGTGGTTTGCGGGTCCGCGCCTTCACTCGGAACATAGCTAAAATTCTTGCGATGCTGTCTTTCATAGCCTGTCACCATGTTGATCGGCTGCTGAATGATATTGAAATAGTATTGCTGATAGCTAGTTGTGGGGCTGAAGTTGAAATATCTGTTCACAAAAGTCTGTGAGCCAGCATAAAACAGGGTGTCGATATTGCTTTGGTTCCAACGCGATTGTTCAATCGGCTGAAACTTGCTATAAAGATTATCCAACCATTGGCGCACATTGCCTTGGTTTGGTTCTAATGCATTGTTCCATGGGGGGTAGTAGAAACTGATATTATCCTCCTTGATTCCAAGAGGCTATATCGTAATCCTCAGGGAAATTCAGTCTTTCTCTCTCTCCAAAAACTATGTAGGCAATCCTGTCGTAATTCCTGGCAGCTTCTATTGCACTTGTATGAGTGTTTATATATATTATTTTTTCATTTTTGCAAATAAAAGATCGCCAACGCCCTTTTCTGTTAGAACCGTCATATCGTTCATCGTATCGTACACCATAAAATTCTTGCGTTGCGAAATGCTTTGCTCTTTTCTTAAGAACCATGTCATTGATGTTATCTTGTCGCGTTCCTATGAATAGATGTTTAGGATTTACGCATGATGTGTTATCGCATTTATGACAAACAAACAATCCTTCAGGGATTTTTCCAACATGAAGAACCCATGAAAACCTATGAGCATTTACACAGTGACCGGCTCCAACACCCATTTTCCCATAGCCTTGTTTGTTTTTGAATGCTTTCCAATTCCAACATTCATCATCGCCTTTTTTATCGACCTTATCCCAAAAACTTTTCACATATTTTTCTGTTATTACCAATTCTCTATGAGGCAAGCAATTTGATTCCGATCTTTCTTTTTCCATAATCCCTCCTTGGGATAATGAATTTTAAATACTAGATCGTTATAAATCAATGATCAAAATCTTCTCCCCGGTTGATCAAATCTCCCCTGCCTATATTGGTCAGGATTATGGTTTTGTTTGTATGGTTGGTAGCTTGCAACTTTATGCGTATGCAGTGCATATCGTAGCGCATCAATGCAGTGGTCATTAGTCTTTATGGGACGATCGTCCCCTCTTTCAGCTGCCTTCGGATCCCAGCAATATCCTTCAATTTCCCGCAAAAGGTTTGCACATTTGCTCAATATGAGACACTTTCCGTCTCTTACTTCTGAGGTCATTTTGTGAATTCCGGAAAGAACATCATTATCTGCATCAGTACAATGCACGCCGCGGCGGCTTAGTTCTGCTTTTAGAGCAACAGCACTCGGATCAATGTAGAGAGCTTTAAGAGCATATGGCTCAAGAAAGGTAACGATGTCATCAGCTAGCTCACCTACCAGCTTCTGTCTCCCTTTAACCTTTCTATCCCAAAAGTACTCATCTTCAACCCACATTTG